GGCAACGGGTGATGTTAAAGGTCAGGGAACGAGCCTCCACACTCACGTTCATTCTGGCGTTCAATCTGGTGGAAGCAATACGGGGCAACCAGTATGACGATAATTCACAATACCTTACTGCTAGATCAGACTGCTTGGGATTTGGTTCTCGATCTCAATGGAAACATTGCCTTAGCTGGCGCACCTTATGCAATAGCGCAAGACGTGGCTTCAGTTACTCGTACATTTTTAGGCGAATGCTGGTACGACACTACTCAGGGAATACCCTATTGGCAGCAAATTCTTGGGGGGTTTCCTCCCTTGCAATATGTAGCTGAAAAACTTCAGGATGCAGCTTTAACGGTTCCTGACGTAGCTGCAGCTCAAGCAACTTTTACGTCCTTCCAAAATCGTTCTTTGGCTGGGCAAATTCAAATTATAGATACGGATGGAGTCGCAAATAATGTGGCTTTTGGAGGATAAATGAGCACTAACGTACCGTCAATTACATGGACCAATGGCGCACCCGTCCTGCCAGCAGAAGCAGATATTTTGGCTGGAGTTCAAGCTGACATTAATGCAGCTTTTGGTGGTGGCGTAAACCCCGGTCTTACGACCCCTCAAGGTCAGTTAGCTCAAACTGAAACGGCAATTATTGGCGATAAAAACAATCAAATTGCTTATATTGCTAATCAAGTAAACCCAGCTTTTGCTTCGGGTATTTGGCAAGATGCTATTGGTTACATTTACTTTATGACCCGAATTCAAGCTTCGGGAACCGTAGTAAATGCAACTTGCGTAGGTGCAGTTGGTACAGTTATTCCTTTGGGTTCTATTGCTCAAGATACTAGCGGATACCTTTATGCCTCTACTGCTGCAGCCACAATTCCCTCCAGTGGTAGCGTAACAGTTGAATTTCAAAATCAAACTACTGGACCGATTGCTTGTCCTATTGGATCTCTTAATAATATATATACAGCCGTTGCCGGATGGAATACTGTTTCTAACCCTGCTGCTGGAGCTCTTGGCAATGCAGTTGAATCTCGTGCAGCCTTTGAATTCCGTAGACAATCAAGCGTTGCAGTAAATGCCGTTAATTCTATTCAGTCTATTCAGGCAGCCGTTTTAGCGGTTCCGAACGTATTGCAAGCCGTAGTTGTTGATAACTCAACCAACTCAACCGTAAACTATGGCAGCACTAGCTATCCATTGGCAGCGCATTCTATTTGCGTTAGCGTGGCTGGCGGTACGTCTTCAGCGATTGCCACTGCTATTTGGAATAAAAAACCACCGGGCTGCGGATACAACGGCAATACAACTGTTACCGTTTATGACAATACTTACGCAAGCCCAATTCCTTATACCGTCACTTATTTGACTCCAACATCAACACCTGCTTATTTCACTGTAAATATCAAAAATAGTCCGTTGTTGCCTTCAAATATTACTCAACTTGTCCAAAATGCTGTTCTTGCTTCATTTAATGGACAAGACGGAGGAACTGCGGTCACAATCAACTCAACGACTTATTCAGGCAGATATTACGCAAACATCAATGCGATTAGTCCAAACGTTAACGTAATTGAGGTTTATTTGGGAGCTTCTGCAAGTCCGTCTACCTTATCTATTGCATTCGGCATAGATCAGTTGCCAACCCTTTCAGCCTCTAATATTGCGGTGGCATTGGTATAACTTATGTACGGATTAGTTCCCTTTTCAGGTTCGCCTTTTGCTTCTTTTGCAAATAAGCAAATAGCCCCAAAACCAACAGTAGAAGTCATTCCTCTTTGGCAACAAACCATATTAAGTCAATATTGTGATTCTCCAACGATTGACGGTTTGCTTAGTTCTTACAATAGTGCAGTTGATCCTGCTACTGATATTGCTAATTTTTATGTAAATATTTGGGATGTCTATACAGCCGTTGGCACTGGTTTAGATATTTGGGGTGCAATTGTTAATGTTTCTCGTTATCTTCAAATTCCGGGATCGGCAAATTGTTTGGGATTTGATGAAGCTTATTTATCGGGATATGCAACTACGGGTCCACAACCTTTTGGACAGGCTCCATTTTTTTCTACCATTAGCTCAACAACCACTTATTATTTGTCAGATGACGTTTATAGGCAGTTAATTTTAATTAAAGCTGCGGTCAATATTGGCAATCTATCAGTTCCTCAAATTAATCAGTTGCTTCAAAAATTCTTTGGACAATCTATTTCAGGAAGTCCTTATGGTGTAGCGTATGTTATTGATACACTTAATCAAGGATTTACTTATCATTTCAATTTTGTGCCAAACGCATTGCAACTGGCTATTGTAGAAAATTCGGGAGTATTCCCTAGACCTGCTGGCGTTGCCGTAACAGTCACTTATTAATAGGATCAAATATGCAAAGTACTAACATACCTTCAAAAATCCCTTTACCTTTTGCGTACGCAGCAAGTTCGGGATACGTCAACACAATACCAGTAGCTTCCCAAATTGGTATTACAAACGGCAAAGCGTCTCTTACAGATGGATTTCCACCTTTAACCTTTCAGGCTATTAGTGCTGGCGGTGTGCCTCCTTTTGGAGCTGACTTTAATGGAATTTTGAATGAAATAACAGCAATTCAACAATGGCAACAAGCAGGAGGCTTTTTCTTTTATGACTCTACTTTTTCAGGTGTCATAGGGGGTTATCCGAAAGGAGCAATTCTTCAAAGCACAAGTTTTGCTGGTCTTTGGATGAGTTCTATAGAAAACAATACTACCAATCCCGATGCAGGAGGAGCTGGCTGGGTTTCTTTGACGTTTGAAGGTCTTACCTCTGTTGCAATGTCAAGCTCCACAGTGGCGCTTACACAGCTTCAATCGGCTTATCCAATCGTAAAAGTTACTGGCACTTTGACTGCTGGCAGCAATTTGATATTCCCTGCCATTGTTGGAGAATGGATTGTAGTTAACAACACTAGCGGAGCTTATACCCTTACAGGTAAAACTGCTTCGGGTACTGGGGTTACTTTAACTCAAAGTGCTTCTACCTATGTTTACGGTGACGGCACAAATATTTATTTTGCTGATTCAGCAAAAGTAGCAAGTTTTAATAGTAGAGTTGGCGCAGTTACTTTGAATGCGTTAGATGTTACTTCTGCATTAGGTTTTACTCCCATTCCTTCTACTTATAAATTTGGATTAGGTATTTCGGGAGAAACATGGAATCAAGTTTCTAAATCAGTCAATACTACATACACTAATCCATATTCTTATCCTATTTCTGTCAATGTGTCTTTTGGAGATACTTTAGGAACAAACCCAACTCTTGTAATTTACGTTAATGGAACTGCAATTTCTACAGTCAATTTTGATGAGGGAGATTTTTTTGGAACAACACAAGCATCTTTTATTGTTCCTCCCGGACAAACATACCAAGTTTACAATAGCGTTGGACAAAATCCAAATATTTGGGCTGAATTGTATTAAAAAATAGTAAATGTATTTTTAGTAAAAACTTTTTAAAAATTAACAATATAAGGAAAAATCATGTTTTCAATCAAGCAATTCCTCATTAATGCGTCTTCAGAAGTTCGTCAAGAGATACGTAAGTTGATTAATGAGATTGAAGCCAGCATTCCTGCTGAAGCTCCTGTTGTCGAAGAAGCACCAGCCCCAGCAAAAACAAAGGTTAAAACTGCAGAAGCAGAAGCCTATACACCTGCTGCGGAGTAAGTGTCATGGATTGGTCAGCAATAGTTGCCTCAATAGCGATTTTAGCCACTGCAGCTTCCGGTGTAATCGGATGGTGGTCCAAAGAGCTATCTAAAAATCAAGATAAGATTGTTTTTGACCAATCGACCCTCGCAAGACAAATCAATAATCTTGAGGTAAAAGTATCAGATCATTACGTTAAGCGTGAAGATTTTCAAAGCGTTACCAATCAAATATTTCTAAAGTTGGACAAAATACTCGACAAACTTGATACAAAGGCGGATAAATAATGTTTAAGCAGATCGCAGCACTACTAAGACCTAGATCAGTAGCACCTGTAGCAGTTGCAGATTCTGCTGAAACTCCCGTCAAGCGTAAGCCAGCAACTAAAAAAGTAGCGGTTAAAAAGTATGCTGCAAAGCCTACAGTTAAAACTTCTGCAAAACCTGCAGCTAAAAAGCCAGCAGCAAAAAAGACCGTAGCTAAGAAAAAATGAGAAAGCCCCTTCACAAATCTAAGCTCATGTGGCTGGGATTTATTGTGACGATTTTGGGTTATGTAGAAACCAATTTTTCTGTATTGCAAAACGTAATTGACCCAAACAACTATGGAAAATGGTTAATGGGAATTGGAATTGCAGTTCAAATGTTTCGTTGGTATCAAGATCAGGACAATAAGTAATGTTTCCATTGCCAATCCTTACTTACGTCAAGTTGGCTGCAGCAGTAGCTGCTTTGGCATTTTCTTGGTATCTTGGATACAGCTTTGAAGCGTCTCGCTTTGATCGTTATAAAGCCGATCAAGTGCTTGAGACTCAAAAGCTCAAAAACCAACACCAAGCAGCAGCAGATAAAATCGAAAAGGACAAAAATGACCAAATCAACGCTATTAATACTCGGCTTGCCAATGCTCTTGTCGAGCTGCGGAACCGTCCCAGCAGACCCAAATCTGAAGCCACCAACGCTTCAACGTGTGGAACTGGGGCAACCCTTTATGCCGAAGATGGAGAGTTTCTTATCCGGGAAGCTGCCCGAGCAGACCAAATCAGATCAGCCCTTGAAGCCTGTTACAACCAATACGACTTTTTAGAAAAGGTAGCAAAATGAAAAAAATACTTTTTGTTTTATTTTTTATTTCTTTAAATGCTCATTCAGCAAACATTGGAATTTGTAAAAATCAAGAATATGCTTTATGCGCTGCTTCTGCTGCAATTCCTACTGGAAAAACCATAACAGTTCAAGGAAAAACTTTTCGAGAAGGCGTGGCAGTTTGCCCGATTTTGACTGGGGATTCTATTGCCAATTTAGATCTTATGAACGGATCTTGCGATCATGCCCCTAATAAAGTTTGGTCTTTGTTTGGAATTCCTCCACAAACAAGTTATCCACAAGGTCCAAGCTGGACTACTGTTACCGCAACTGTTAGAACTTTTACAATAGGACAAACACCTACAACAGGCATGAGCAATATGTGGAGTTTTATATGTGAAATTCAAGCTAAATCAATTAATGGCGTAAAACTAGCTAGTTGCTATGGTCCGATTATGGAAAGCCCTTGGAATAATGGTCATGTTCGACAAGGTGAAAAGGCATTTACTCAAGCTCCAGCAGGAGCAACCTATCCTGTTGGTGGAAATATAGCTAAATAAATAAAGAAAAAGTGATTAGTTATGAATTATTCAAAAAACGGACTTCATTTAACTGAACAATTTGAAGGCTGTAAGCTTACTGCTTATCCTGATCCCGGAACTGGCGGGGCTCCTTGGACGATTGGTTATGGTCATACTGGACCTGAAGTTCACCCCGGACTGACAATTACTCAAGAGCAAGCCGAAGAATTGCTTATGCAAGACGTTCAGAAGGCTGCTGCAGCCGTTAACGCAAAAGTGACGGGGGACATTACCCAAGAAGAATTTGACGCTCTTGTGGACTTCGTATTCAACGTTGGTGCTGGAAACTTTACTGCTTCAACCTTGCTCAAAAAGGTAAACGCTGGCGATATTCATGGAGCTGCTGCCGAATTTGAAAAGTGGGATATGGCAGGGGGCAAACACATGGCTGGACTTTTAAGACGTAGACAAGCAGAAGCTTCGGAGTTCCTCTCAGGATTAGCATGACAAAGCATTTCCCCGGTCTTGATATGGACGCTATTTACGACAAGCTGGAAGAAAAAAAACATAAGTATCCAAGGCAACATAAGACCACTGGATACTGTTTGTCCTGCAATGCCCAGCTTCATGACCGGGCTTTTTGCGATAACTGGTGTCGAGAAGACTACGAGTTTGAAAGCGAAATGCGAAAAAAGATTGTTGGAAAATCGAAGCGTTAACGGAACCCGCTTAGATAGTAGTCAATGCAACCTTCTCAGCCCAATTCATAGCCACCCCAATACGGCTCCCAATGGGAACATGAATATGCCAACTACACGAAGGATCACAAGCCCAGTCACTAGATCGGCATGAGCAATCTCAATAATGTTGCAGATCCACCCAATCCCACCCAAGATAACCAATCCCAGCCCAAACAACGCACCCCAATCTGAATTTTTCATTTTTGCTCCATTTTTGAAAGCATTGTAAGTACGCAGTTGTCCAGCTTTATGATCTCGTTGTAGATCTTGTCACGTCCGGTTAACAATGGATTTGACATCATGATCTCAATGTTTTTGAGTAAATCTTTGGCTTTGATGATGTCTTCTGAAATGTCTTGCATGGTTTTCCTTTATTTGATCCGGGCTACTTTTGCTTTGCGAAGTACGGCTTCGTATTGCTCTTTGGCTGCATCATCAAGCTTACGCAATGGCAAGTTTTGATAATAGGACCATTTATCCCTGTAGACCTGCTGCTCTGAAGGCGGGACCCAACCGTTCATTCTCCAGCGAATAGTGACATCGGTTCCTGCAGGTGTCCAAATATGCTCGTTAGTCATTGCGCTTCTCCTTTTTCGGTTTGGAAATAATCTTCATTGCAGCCTCCTAAAACGGAAGGTTCAAAATAACGTACTTAAACAACTCAATCGGTACGTCATAAAAATATTCGTGGCGTTTGACTGCTCGGTTCGGAACCTCAATCAATGGGCTTCCTTTTACGTCCTCTGCCGTACACCAATACGCATTCTCAAAATCTCGGGTAGTCACGAAGATCAAAGTGCCGGGATTGGTGAAAAGCTTTTCCTTTCGCTGAGCTATATGAATGGTGTCATAGGGGCAATGCCGAACCCCCCAGTCTCTTGTCTCCACCTCAATGTATCCACAGATCTGATCTTTTCTATACACGATCAAATCAACTGCATATTTATCGGGATTTTCTATGCAAGTCAGTCCCCACTTCATTTTGACCCACTCAGTCACAGCTTGTCGGGCTGGCGGGTCGCAAACGTCATGGAGCTCTTGATTAAACTTCTTATATTCCATAAGCGAACATGGCTCCCAAGATCGCACCCAAGATAGCTGCCCCTAGGTATTCAAGCCATACTGGAGTCTTTTTATCCAGCAAGTCACCCTGATACAAACGTTGGTCTCGATAGTCTCTCATTTCAATTCCCCCTCATTGTTTATAAATTGCCGTCCATGATTTCACCAAGAATCAACTTGGCACGATTTAAAGTCTGACGAGCACGTTCTACTGCACCCATTGCCATTTCCTCTTGCGCATCGCTCATCAAGCCAGCAACAACCATATTGGCTCCGCTTAACTTATAAGTAATGCAGCCTTGGATTTGAGCAATAAATTCGGCACTGTTGCAGCCGTAACATTGGAGGTCAAAGTCTTGGTTCATTTTGATTTCCTTTCGTGAAAAAATCAAACTACATGAAAAATCAAACTACATGAGCAGTATTACATAGGAGTATTACAGTGTCAACATTTATTTTTGGATTTTGTTGCTATTTAGCAAAAAGGGTGGGGGTGTCAAACCACGAAAGGATCCAGCATTGCGCTGAGTAGTAGATTTTAGGGATACCAGCCCTGAATGACACCCCCATAGAGGTTTGGCAACCACCTTTGCTGCAAAGCTAAGGTAGTGCCATTATAAGGTGAGGCTACTCGCTGCGTCCATCTTGGTATGCCACTCCCAAGTCATAAGCATTAAATGGCATCCGCTTTTGCCTCAGTGAAGCTTAGCCTCCGCAGCTACAAACCATTTTCCCGTTATATCCGGGAGTGCAACGGTACGGAGCGTATACAGGGCATGAAGCTGCTGCTGCAAACGATACTGTCAACAATACTACGGCTAGTGCTTTTTTCATACGATTTTCTTTTTTAAGACAACAATTCAATATGCCTTTGCTTGTGACAAGCTTGGCATAACCAAGTTACATCCAGTGGCTTGTCGTAATCCTCATGATGAGCCACCGTCACTTCACTACTGCATCTACTGCAAGGCTTGGGTATCAGCAAACCTTTTTTAAGAGCTCGGGCTACGGCATTGTGAGCTGCCATACGTCTTTTGTCGGCAGTCCTCCATGCTTTAGTCACTTCAATCGATTTTTTGATCCTGCTTGGAAGTTTTCCTCGCTGGCGATCATATTCTCGAATTTTCTCAATATTGTTTTGCCTATACTCCGAAACGTCTTTTTTATTACATTCTTTGCATTTATTGACATGACCGTCAGGCATTCCTGAGTTTTTATAAAAATCAGTTAACGGCTTGACGGAATGGCATTTAAAACAGGCTTTCATTACGCTCTCCTTGTAATTAAGCCCATTTTAACTCAAAACGGAATATCCTCATCCATATCACCTAGACCACCACTACCTGCCCCTTGATTCTGAGGCTGACCACCTGCGCCACTTTCACTTGGCTTTCCTCCGAGCATCTTCATGGACTCTGCCACGATTTCAGTCGAATATTTTTCAATGCCGTTGGCATCGGTAAATTTGCGAGTGCGAAGCTTTCCCTCGATATAGCACTGGGAACCCTTTTTAAGGTATTGCCCAGCGATCTCAGCCAGCTTGCCAAAGAATGCAACCCTATGCCATTCTGTAGCTTCTTTTTGCTCTCCTGACTGCTTGTCCTTGTATTTGTCAGTGGTAGCCAGCGACAAGTTGGTTACTGCGTCCCCACTGGGCATATAGCGAGTTTCAGGGTCACGACCTACATTGCCGATCAGGATTACTTTATTTACTGAAGCCATGACGGATCCCCTCTTGCTTTGCAACTTGATAGGCTTTGCGTCCGCAAGTCTTTGTCAGTTGACATTGAACGAATTCCAAAAGTCCAAGCTTGGTTTGCATTTTCTTAACCGATCCGGTAAAGATTTTTTCTTTGGGCTCAACTCCCATAGCCCGAAGGGACTTGCGAAGTTGCTTTGCTTTTTTGAGATTCATTTAATTTCCTTCCGAAGATTGAATCAGTTGTTGGGATATTTTCATAAACTCCTTAGAGACTATCCCCATAATCTCCTCGGTATTTTCTTTGTCCAGCTTGACTCTAATTTCAAGAACGCCCCCGGCAAAGGTTACGCTGCCTGATAGGAACCCTTCCGAGTTCCGGCTGAGATAAACGCTTTCAAGCTTCATATCAACCCCTTATTTGATTGCCAAAGACTGTCCAGCAGTCAGCTTAGCACCTTCAACAATAACACCAGCTTTCAGATCTTCCTTGAGACGATTCTTATTTAAGGTCGGGGCAGGTGGTTCAGGGATGTCGAAATACTCGTCCGGGATCATGTCTTGATTGAAAACCTCAACTGCTGGAGGATTCTTGCGAATGCTCAAAACAAAGTACGGGCTTTCAATCTTGGTAATGCCAGTGCGGTTCATGTTGTCCAGCAAATACTGACGAATGCGATCCGCTTTGGCTTCCAGCGATTTTCTACGCTCTGCCATTGCTTTTTCAGCATTCTTGATAGCTTCCGCAGAAGCCTCAAGGTTACGAACAAACATGGCAACGTTGGTCGCTTTGACTTCTAGGTCCCCGGAGAGACCCTCCAGCGTATCGGCAAACGTTTGCTCATCAATCTCCATGTCCTGCAGTTTTTGCAGGTCGACTAAGTATTGGTCGGCAATGTTGTAGAGAGTAAGGTTTGTCATTATGCGATCCCCAATTCTGCTTTTTTAGCGTCTTTTTTCGTGATAAATGATTTGATGGCTGCTTGATCGCCTTGAGCTTGAGCAACCCGGTAAGCCGCCTTGTAAGCTTTTG